TTTTCACAATGGCTTATAACCAATCAGATCAGTACTTTGAGCCGTCAACAGATACAGATGCAAACTTTGCAAACTCTGTTGCGGGTCAGACCAATTCGTTCTTCCTTCCTGCTGTCTATTCCAAGAAGGTACTTAACTTCTTTCGGAAGTCTTCAGTAGCGGAAGCTATCACTAACACCGACTATGCTGGCGAAATTACTGCCTTTGGCGATACAGTACGTATTATCAAAGAGCCGGTAATCACCGTCTATCAGTACGAGCGTGGTGCAGACGTAACTCAAACTAAGTTGACCGATCAAGAAGTCAGCCTTGTTGTAGATACGGCAAACGCATTTAAGTTCATCGTTGACGACATCGAAACTTCTATGTCTCACGTAAACTTTAAGGAAGTTGCATCATCTTCAGCCGCTTACGCACTGCGTGACGCTTTTGATGAAGGTGTAATTGCCGCTATGTTTGCTGGCGTTCCTGCGGCTTCTCCGAACCATATTCTTGGTTCTGATAGCGCTACTGACTTGGCGGCTGGTACTTTTGACGGTACTGGTAACCTTGACATCGGTTACGCTTCTGGCGAGCACGATCCTATTGACGTTCTTTCACACATGGCGCGTCTGCTTGATGAGCAGAACATTCCAGAAGAAGGTCGCTGGTTCCTTGCTAACCCTGAGTTCTACGAGCAACTGGTACAAAGTAGCTCTAAGCTCTTGAGCGTTGATTTCAATGCAGGCCAAGGCTCCATCCGTAATGGTTTGGTAAGCTCTGGTAAGTTGCGTGGTTTTGATATGTACAAGACCAACAACATTGCGGCGACTACTAACGCGGCTGGTAAGTGTATTGCTGGTCATATGTCATCTACCTGTACTGCACAGACCATCGTGAATACAGAAGTGATTCGTGATCCATCAAGTTTTGGTGATATTGTACGTGGCCTCCATGTATATGGTGCTAAAGTACTCCGTCCAGAAGCCCTCGTTTCGGCTTTCTACGGTATCGACTAAAAACAATAGGGGGATGAAATACTCCCCCTTTTCTTTTCTGGAGATAGATATGCCACAGATTGGAAGTGAAAAGAATCCTATTAGGATGAGTCCTACAAAGAAAATAAAAATAAGTGGACAATATTTAAAAAACGAAGATCGCAAAAAATACGAAGACAATTATGATCGTATTTTTGGTAAGAAGGAGAAAGCAGTATGATGAGGAAAGAAAAAAAAGAAGCATACAGCGATGGCGGTAAAGCCCGTTCTCCATACATGGGAGGCGGTTATCGCATGGAAAAAGCTGAAGGCGGTAAAGTCTACAACAGTATTCGTGATATGGAAAAGGCTTGTATGGGCATGGATTATAACGAGTCTATGCGTCAAAAATGAAAGTCCCTGCGCCTAAAGGCTATCACTGGATGAAAAGTGGAGCCAGTTACAAACTAATGAAAGATCCTAAAGACGGCTTCAAGCGCCACAAAGGTGCTAGTAAGTCAGCCAACTTTGAAATACAAAAGGTTCATAAAAAATAATGGCGACTACATACCTACAGCTTACAAATGAATTGTTAAGAGAAATGAACGAAGTTGTATTAACTTCAAGTAATTTTTCTTCTGCTATTGGAATACAAGGACACGTAAAAGATTGTGTAAATCGTGCATACCTTGACATTGTTCTTGAAGAACCTCAGTGGCCTTTTCTTTCTGTAGGTGAAAGCGGTGCTACAGATCCGCTGTACGGTAATGTAACTGTCGAAACAGTTGCTAATCAGCGTTGGTACGAATTAAAAGCTTCAAGTTCATCTTTGGTAGATGATTATGGCTATATAGATTGGGATGACTTTTACATGACTACAGTAGGCGTATCAGGCGAAACAGCCCCCTACGTTAGTCAAAACCTAAAGTTTATAACCTTAGAAGAATGGAAAGACTATCATCGTGCTAAAGAAAATCAAGATGATGCTGGCGATGCTGATGGTGGTGAACCTCGCAGAGTCTTTCGTAGTAGTGATGGACGTAACTTTGGATTGAGTCCAATACCTGACAAAGTATATCGTATTCATTTCTTTGCGTTCAATCAAGCTACAGAACTGTCAGCCCATAGTGATGCAATTGTTTTTCCAGACGTATACAAAACAGTATTACTTTCTAGAGCCAGATACTACGTACACCAATTTAAAGAAAACATTCAGCCAGCCGCATTAGCCTTAGAAGAATATCGTAGAGGCTTACGACTTATGAAGAACGCTCTAATGTTTCCAGCACCTAAGTACATCAAAGATGATCGCATGAGGCTTGTCTAATGTCTCAGGCTTTTGGGTTTTCCTGTAAAGGCGGTTTGAATACAAACCTAAACTCTATTGAGATTTTAGGCAACCCCGGCTTTGCAAAAGTACTAGAAAACTTTGAAGTAGATCCAGACGGAGGCTACAGACGCATAAATGGATTTACAGCTTATGGTACTGCTCGCCCAAATAGTTCTAATGCTGTTTTGGGTATTCAGCCTTATGGTGATGGGGTTATTGTTTGCTCTGGTACAGATATGTTTTTCAGTAATGATGGCGATTCATGGCTACAAATAAATAGAAGTGCAGTTTCAAACAGCGGTGATAATTATACAACCTTTACAGGCCGATCAACTTTAACACGTACAGACCAAGGCCAATGCCAATTTGCATTGATTGAAGGTGCGGCATTTAATTATGGTCAGCTAGTTATTGCAGACGGTGCAAATAAATTATATATGTTTCGCATGGAAGGTACGGGCCTTTTAAACACTCGTACATTCTTTGCAGAAGAAATAGCCGTTAGTGGTACAAACGCTGTTAAATATATTACAGTACACGATCACCATCTTATTGCTTCTGGAGTAGCTGATAATTTAAATACAGTTTATTACAGTGTTTATAATGATGCTACAGACTTTAGTGGCGCTGGTGCAGGCGCGGTAGCAATTTCAGACCAAGTACAAGGCATTAAAGGTTTCCGTGAAAACTTAATTGTATTTAGTCAAAATAGTATTCACAAGCTTATAAATATAAATGATTCTCAAAATGTTCGTATAGATCCTATTACAGAAAACGTAGGCTGTCTAGACGGATATAGCATTCAAGAATTTGGAGGTGATCTAGTCTTCTTAGCCCCTGATGGTATTCGTACTATTGCGGGTACAGCAAGAATTGATGACGTAGAGTTAAGCTCTATTTCAAGACAAATTCAAGAAATTGTAACTGCCTTAACTACATCTACAAACTCTTTTATTATTACAAGTGATGTACTGAGAGCTAAATCGCAATACAGGCTTTTTTATTCTACAATTGCTCAAAACCCTAGTGAAGCAAAAGGAATCATTGGAACCTTTACAGGTCAAGGTTTTGAATGGTCTGAAACAAAAGGTATTCAGGCTTTAGGTTTTGCATCAGGCTTTAACAGCAATGGTGTAGAAGTTTCTTTTCACGGAGACAAAGACGGCTATATTTACAACCACGACACAGGCGATTCTTTTTTAAATGCTGGTAGTGAAGCTAATATTTTTGCAACTTATCAAACGCCAGATATTGATTGTGGTGATATAGGCACACGAAAAACTTTAAAATATGTGAGAACTTCTTTTTCGCCCGAAGGCAATTTAGAACCAGTTTTAAGGTTGCGGTATGACTATCAAGACGTAGATATACCACAACCTTCAGATTATACGCTTACAGGCATACCACTTCCTGCCGTTTTTGGAACTTCTGTTTTTGGTGCATCAACTTTTGGTGCTAGTTCAGATCCAATGTTTAGAAAAACAGTAGAGGGTAGTGGACATACCGTAAGCTTTAGAATTAGGTCAGATGATACTAGAAGCCCATATGCAATTAATGGTTTCTACATAGATTATATGCCATCAGGTAGGAGATAATAATGGCCCAAAGTTATACACGACAAAGTACATTTGCAGATGGCGATACAATTACTGCCGCGTTATTTAACGACGAGTACAATCAGCTTTTAAACGCCTTTGCGTATTCAAATACTTCTGCCGCTTCTACAGGCCATAGACATGATGGCACAGCAGGAGAAGGTGGTAATATTCATACGATTGGTGACTTAGATTTTAATAATAAAATTGTAGTTGATAGTACAAACAATCGTTGGGGCTTTTATGTAGAAGTCTCTAGTGCCGCAGTAGAACAAATTCGTATTCAAGATGGCGCTATGATTCCTGTCACAGACAGTGATGTAGATCTTGGAACGTCTTCACTGTATTGGAAAGATGCGTATATTGATTCAGTTACAACTACTGGTAATATTTCTATCGGCGGTAATCTTACAGTAACTGGCAATGCAACTATTTCAGGCAACCTTACATTTGGTGATGCCGACACAGATAGCATTACGCTAACAGCAGATGTAGCTTCTAGTATAACTCCAGATACTGATGACACTTATGATCTTGGAAGTGCTTCAAAAGAATGGCGTGATATTTATATTGATGGTACAGCTTATTTAGATGCTATTAACTTTAACGGTACAGCGATTACTGCTACAGCCGCTGAACTTAATATTATGGACGGGGTTACAGCCACTGCAACTGAAATAAATATTATAGACGGCGATACAGCCGCCACAGCTACAACGCTTGCTGATGCTGATCGTGTTATTGTAAATGATGCAGGCACAATGAAGCAAGTAGCACTTACAGACTTTGAAACTTATTTTGAAACATCTTTAGATACTCTTTCTAATGTTACAACTGTTGGGGCTTTAAACTCTGGTTCTATTACTTCTGGTTTTGGAGCTATTGATACTGGCTCAAGTAATATTACAACAACAGGTACTGTTTCATTTGGAAGTCTTACAGATGGTGCAATTACAATTACGGCTTTTGTCGATGAAGACAATATGGCGTCTGACAGCGCAACGCTTGTACCTACCCAACAATCTGTTAAAGCTTATGTAGATTCTCAAATTGGTGGGGTTTCTACTAGTCTTTCAGGACTTTCAGACACTAACATTACGACACCCGCTGATGGCGCATTGTTGTTTTATGATGCTGGTACGTCCACTTGGATTGACAATGTAGTATCAGGCGACATAACCATTGCTGACACAGGGGTAGCCTCTATTGGATCTGGTGTTATTGTCAACGATGACATCAACGCTAGTGCCGCTATAAGCGTTTCTAAGACAGCTTTGATAGATGGTACTGGTCTTACGCTTACTGGTGATACTTTATCTGTAGATGCTTCTCAGACGCAGATAACAGCAGTAGGTACTATTGCTACAGGTACTTGGCAAGGGACGGCTATTGCAGATGCTTACGTTGCTGACAACCTGACTATCTCTGGTGGCACTGTAGACAACAGCGTTATTGGTGGTACTACAGCGGCGGCTGGTACGTTTACGGATCTGACAGCATCAGGTACGTTGACTCTTGGTGGTACAGCGGTAACTTCTACGGCTACAGAAATAAACTTGTTGGATGGAGTAACAACCACAACTGCGGAACTTAATTATGTAGACGGTGTTACGTCAAACATTCAGACACAGTTAGACTCCAAAGTAGGCGCTAGTTACACAGGCGACGTAGACATCACAGGCGAACTGCTGGTTGATAGTTACAACGAGACTTTTAAAAGGGTTTCTAGTGTTGGTGCTTCAAGCTATAGCTCTACACTTACTGATTGGTCTTATGACTCAAAAAGTTTTACCGCAACAAGTCAAGATGGGGTTATGCAGGGCATTGAATTTAAGTCTGACGGTACAAAAATGTACCTTATTGGCTATAACAATGACGCTGTTTATCAATATTCACTAAGCACGGCCTATGATCTTAGCACAGCGTCTTATGATTCAGTAAGCGCATCTATTTCATCAGAAACGTCAAATGCTAAAGGTATGTTTTTTAAGCCTGATGGAACAAGTTTTTATGTAATAGATACTTCTCCTACAGATGCTGTTTACCAATATGACTTAACAACGGCTTGGGATATTTCAACAGCTTCTTACGCTTCAAAAAGTTTTAGTGTAGCATCCCAAGCTACATCGCCGAATGGCGTGGCTTTTAAATCTGATGGGACAAAGATGTATGTTGTACATGATGCAACTACAAATAATGTTTTTCAGTATTCTTTAAGCACAGCTTGGGACGTTTCAACAGCGTCTTACGATTCAGTAAGCTTAGACATAACTTCACAAACAACTGGAGCACTAGATTTAGTTTTTAGTTCTACAGGCACAGAGCTTTATGTATGTCAAAACATAACTAGCGGCTCTATATTAAAATATAATCTTACGACAGCGTGGGATTTAAGCACTGCCTCTTATTCATCTACAAGTTTTTCTACGTCATCTCAAAGTAATGAGCCTGTTGGCTTGCGTTTTGGAGATAGCGATAAAAAATTATACGTTATTACATCCTCAGCCGATGAAGTTGTATACCAATACTCAACAGCCGCCACAGCCTACAGCACAACCTTTGACTGCGAAAACGCTAACGTCTTTGAAACCGAACTAGACGGAAACACTACTGTAGCCTTTAGCAATCCTCCTGCGAGTGGAACGCCTGTTGTTAGTTATTACCAGCTAGGTAACGCCTCTTATACTCAAAACTTTTCGTTATCTGCACAAGATACAGAACCCACCGGCATAGCTTTTAATACTGACGGTACTAAAATGTTTATTGCTGGTGCTACAGGTGATGACATAAATGAATATAATTTGTCTACGGGGTTTGATGTTTCTACGGCTTCGTACTCACAGAATTTTTCAGTATCTGCTCAAGACACAGACCCCTACGGATTAGCTTTTAATTCTGACGGAACTAAGATGTTTGTTGTTGGCGCTCAAGGCGACGATGTGAGCGAGTATAATTTGTCAACAGGATTTGACATAAGTACAGCAACATATTCTCAAAACTTTTCAGTAAACGTACAAGACACAAGCCCCGGTGGATTAGCCTTTAACTCTAATGGTACTAAAATGTTTGTTGTTGGAAGAAGCGGTGATGATGTAAATGAATACACGCTATCAACAGGCTTTGATGTTTCTACGGCTTCTTATACTCAAAACTTTTCGGTATCTGCACAAGAAAACGGCCCTACAGGAATAGCCTTTAACTCTGATGGCACTAAAATGTTTGTTACTACTAATACTAGTGACATCATAAATGAATACACGCTATCAACAGGCTTTGATGTTAGTACAGCCTCGTATTCCCA